GCCTGTTGTGCCGCCTGTTGGGGCGGTAAAACTAATGCCGCAGCCACCCCGCCGCCACCCGGGTCTGCCGGCGGATGCGCTTGGACCACTGGGCCTTCCGGCAATCGCGGGGGTAGCTCCGCTGCGTCCATGCGAAAATGCTGGCCGGGTACGTTGTGCACTCTCCGTGCCGCAAATATCGCAGGTCTAGGAGTTAGACTCGTGTTTATCTTAAATTCAACAGGTTTCTTAACCCTAGTAAGACGAACGACCGGTCGAATCTTCACTACTCTGGACTGCCACTTCATCAGACTAACGTTTGGCTTGCTGATACTTATATTCAAGATCTGGCCGTCTAACACTGTTCGCAACTGTGGTAACACGTGAGACCTACCTTCGCGTCTGCTAGATTCGTGTGGCTCCCAGGTGTGTGCAAGGTTGGTTTCAAACTCTATACTGGCCGGTTCCACAATACACTCCCTCACTGGCGCCCATGATTGTTTCTCATTCCCGTTTAGTGAATCACGGAATGTAACTTCATGTCCGAACAGTCTATATATATTCGCTACGATCACCTTCTGTTCAAAGTCATATCTAGGGTTAGACCTACCAAGGCCTTTGAATACCTGGACGGCTTGTAAGTGAGCAGTCGTCTCAAGTGAACAAGCAACAGCACCTAATATGATGCTACCACTTACTGGTGCATATATTGCGTCTATCTTAACTTCTGCTCCTATTGAGCCGTCAAGATCCCGTATCTGAGTTATCTTGTCCATCCTATATAAGTATGATGTATCTATTGATACTCCACACCCTTCAGTCATTGCAGTCGGAAATTCCTTCCCTGTTACTAAGGATACCGCCGCAGGCCTCATGTGCGCCGTTGCAGTAATCCCTAACTCTTCGTAAAGTGAACCAAAGACTGTCCTCCAGTCATCTCTACTTCTAGCTTCGTTGTGATACAGACTATACAGCCCATACCACATGTAATAATTAAGTATTCCTGATGCCGCTATGAAATTTTCAGGTATCCCGGCCTCACTCATCGGGAATGCTGGGCCGTTTGTTTCCGGTTCATAAGCTACTCCCTCAAGCACACCTTTAATCCTGGCCCTCGTCGGAGAAAAGTTAGCTAACACTAACCTCAGTTCTGCTTCCTGCCATGCACAAGCTTCCATACTGGACCAGCATGGGTGTAATGCCATAGATCCAAGTGCCTCCAGAGCAGCCGCGAAATGCTGTTCTACTCTGTTGAGCCTGACATAGTCAATTATCCATGCCCACTGGGTCTGTGGCTCTGTCCACGGAATACCGTTGAAGTCTCCCGTTATTACGCCTGTCCCGTTAACGGGTTCAAGGAGTAATTGGTTGGTGTCTAAGCCCGGAATGTAC